GGAGGCATATAAGACAGGACGAGTCGAATATATGGAGGAGACACTTAACCAGCTTATGTCGGATAAAAAGAAGAATGAAGATATTGCGAAACAAGAGTTTGAGAAACGTGTACGTGAAACTAAACAGAAGGCGATTGAAGAAAATATGAAGAAAGCCGAGGAGTCTGGTAATAAACTTACACAAACGATTAACGCAGATGGCGAGCTTGTTGGTATTTCAAATGTTTCAAACTTTGATGGCTTGGATGAGGATGCAACCATTGACGACGTTAAGAGGAGCATGTTCGAGGCTGAGAATGTTGTTCTTGATAAGAATACCGACCATGGTTTGTCAAAGTTGACGCATTTTGAGAATTAAAATATAAATACAAAACCAAAAACAAAAACAAAAACAAAAACCAAAAACAAAAACCAAAAATTATTAAGTGTTAAATATTAAATCGGTATGAGTAATTAAATATTATATGTTAAATATTATATGTCACTAATATATAATATTTTACTTTTAATTGGTATGAATAAACGGGTAAAACAATATGTAGTAAGTAACTATTTTAAATCGTTTAATTCTAATAACGTATTTATTCGTTTAGTTTGTTTGCTATTTATTTTAGCAGCCTTTATCATATGTGCATATTTACTATATAGAGCTGTATCTAATGCATTGTACATGTATGGGCTAAAAACAGATTTTAATAAATTACAAAATATGGGATTGCGTGTTAAAAACTTTAATGTTATTTACTGTAAAAAGTTAAAAAAAAAATATATTCCAAATCAGGTAAAATTAACGGATAAATCAAAAAAAGGTGAATTTAAAAATAAAAATGTTATTGGAATTATTCTAGATAAATATGTAATATTAGATATTGATACAAAAGATGGTATTAAAAATGCTGATTTTTTAAAAGATAAGCTACCGAAGGATACAGTTTTGGAAAAAACACCAAACGGTTACCATTATTATTTTGAAAATGATACAGGAAACGATGTATATACATATGTTCAATTGGAAGTAGAAGGAGAGAAATATGCTGTAGATATACTAGGTAAAAATGCAATTGTTATAACATCACCTTCTATAGTAAATGATAAGAAATACTATTGGATAAATAGTATTTTTACTCATACACCGGCGAAACTTTCGGAAAACATGTGGATATTGGATTTGATAAAAAATAATAAACCATTTAATCTAAAGTTTGACAAAGTTGAATTTGAAATAAAATCTAAAAATGCTTTTATAATTATTGATAATTTACATATTGAAAATTTTTTTCGTTATTATATTGGAAGCGTAAAGAAGTATGATAAAAAAATAAATTTTCTAGGTGGTTTTATTTATATTTATGATGGTAATTATTATTTCATGTCAAGAGGTTCTTTTTATAAATACAAAAATAAAAATAAAATAATAAATAATTTTAAAAATATTATAAATGAACTGCATCCATCGTGTATAATAGATTTATCTATTGTTTATACGAATTATATGAAAGGCGGTAATGTGTTACAAATTAAATCCGCAATTATAGATAATAATAATAAAAAATACAAAAATAATAAATTATTTCCGGACTATATTGAACAGAAAAATGTATATACAAATACAAAATACTTAATAAAAGACACAATTAGTATTCATGAGTATGATAATGGTGATTTAATTAATGAAGTCACGAATATTGTGTATGATAATAATAATATTAAACAGCTCATGGGCCCAGAAAGTATTTATATAACAATGCTTCTTTCAAATGAATTTAATATACCAAGTATATGTATTAGTTTAGTAAGTGATAAAGACAATGCTGATAATAAGTTAAATACAGATTATGGAAAAAAAATTATGACAACCTTTTTATCTATTTTTTAATTATTTCGTATTATTTCGTATTACTTCCACCCTCGATTGTTTACCATTTGTTTTTATTCACTTTAATTTTTGGACCTTGACCTTTACGTTTAATATTTGCAGGGTCATACTGTTCTTCTTCATCATCGGAGTGAATATCCTTGGACATTTCCCAGAATTCTTTTGCCCCGAGCTTAAACGGACCATGTGTTTGCGCTTTATACCAAAAAATCTGGTCATGTAGCTTATTCGACTTTGCATTGTTATTAATTACCAAGCATTCAAAGTTTTCAGTACACTGGTCCATAACTTGACAAAAACTTTCAAATGTTGGAAACATACCTGCATAGTTTTCATATATTCTTTTTCGGTTACCAATATATGGTTCACGCAAGATAAAAACATAATCAATGTTTGTTCGCAAATTTGGCGGAATACCCAGAGGATACTGCATTGTAATTACCAACATAATTTTCCAGTGACGTCCGTTCATAAACAGTAGACGCATCATTACATCTTTAGTCCACTTATTATCAAACAGACAATCGTCTAATACTACAAATGTGCGAGGATCAATCGTGCTTCTTTTATATGTTTCAATCTCCTTTTTCACTTGTTTTAATACGGCTTTTTGCCTTTTTAAAATATTTTCTATAATTGCAGTATTGTATGCATCATGAATAAATAACTTAGGAACGTGCTCTCCAAAGAAACCATTCCCGGCTTCCGTGCCGGATATAACTGTTCCGATGGGAATATCTTGATGGTAGTACATTAGATCTTTTACTAAAAAACTTTTACCTGTATCACGTCGTCCAATAAGAACAATAACAGGTCCTTTATTTTCATCAGGTCTAAAACTAATTGACCTCATATCAAATTTTGCTAATTCTAAACCTACGCTCATTTACTACGTATATATTTACTTATTTATACTATATATTAAAAAATATAAATTTTACAAACGCATATGTATACTTGAAATATTTTACTACTGCCTTTAGCCCAATTTTTTAGTCCGATCTTTATTATGTTTTATTAGTTTAAAAAATAATAAAAATATGTATTTAAATAATTAAGTAATCGACAATGGATATTTGCGACGAACCGCCTATTTTTGGAGAAAGTACATTTTCGTTAAACTATAGAAAACTTAACACTCGTGATTTCTTTACTTCTTTAGAAGAATCCGAGCTTGGTATAGTAAATAGTAAAAACTACATTCCCATATACGAAAACTATTTTAATTTAAATGAGACAAACTATAACTCTATAAATTTAAATCAGCGCTTTTATGTATCTGCATTATCGGGTGTTGTTGATAAAAATAATATACAAGCAGCTGTCGTAGATGTTTTTAAAAGCACATCAGAGTCTTTAACAATCATTCATAAACCTATTTTTATAAAATTTTCCCCCTTGATAGATCCGGTTAAATACATGTCAGGGAAATATGAAAATTTAAATATTGATGAGGAAGTTTTGAATATCCCAACATTATCAAAGCTTGAAAAAAAAGGACACGTAAAAGCAAATGATAAAAATAATGCTGCATATGTTGATGGATTCTTTTCATACTTATCCAGTCAAGTTTTAAACTGTCATGACTTTATTCATGGTCTTAATTTTTATGGTTCTTTCAATGCTATTAAGAAAGAATTCTACTATAATGCAATCGATGATATAGATTATTTAGATAAGAATCCCTATTTTAATAAAAATAAAAATATTCTTTTTGATATTGAAGATGTTGAATACTCAGATGACGACGATGACGATGATGATGATAGCAACCATTCAAATTGCGCACGTAGAGAACAAAAAAATACAAGAAATAAAAAAGAAAAAATTATAATAAGTGTAAATGAAAATACACATGAACCAGATAACATCGTTGTTCATGAAGACTTTGATAAAGTTAATAACGATCTAAATTCTATATTTAATATATCTTCCGATAGTATAGAATCATCTATTATTGAATGTCATGATAATTTGTCGTGTATTCAGTTAGATGACGTAGTAGTGAGTGACGTAAATATAGTTGAAGGAATAGATAGTATCACGCTAAATAAAGAATCTCGTGCAAATAGCGACAGTGACAGCTATGACTCATTTACATCCGACTCGTGTTCTTCTCGTTCTTCGTATACGAATGATAGTCAAAATGGTTCAGGGAGCGACTGTGATATTGATGATATTATATGCCTTGATGAAATAGACCAGGAACTAGATGTAAAAAAAACAGATAAAAAGTCAAAAAATAATTCAAAAAATAATTCAAAAAATATTTCCAATAAATCTCGTAGTGATAGCGAAGGCGAAGGCGAAGGCGAAGGCGAAGATTGCGATCATGACAGTATGGGCGACGAAGGTGATGACAACGATGATGATGATGACAACGATGACGACGAATATGATGACGATGAAACATTATGGGCAACAATTAAAAATTTCCCTGTTTCAGCAATAATGTTGGAGAAATGCGACAACACTCTTGACTCGCTTATGATGCAAGAAAAAGAAATGACAGAAAATGAATGGAGGTCCGCTCTTATGCAAATAATTATGACACTTATTACCTATCAAAAGTTATTTGGATTTACTCATAATGACCTACACACAAATAATGTAATGTTCATATACACAGAAAAGGAATACCTATATTATCGTTTTAATAACAAGTACTATCGCGTACCTACATATAATCGTATTTTTAAGATTATTGACTTTGGTCGCGCTATTTATAAATATAAATCGAAAGTTATATGTAGCGACAGCTTCAGTATGACAGGTGATGCTGCTACGCAATATAACTGCGAACCCTATTTTAATGATAAGAAGCCTCGTTTAGAACCGAATTTCAGTTTTGATTTATGTCGACTAGGGTGTTCTATTTTTGATTATTTTATTGACGACATGAGTAGCGTTGCGGCGATATGTAAAAAAGAGCCTTTGGCTAAGTTAATAGTAGAATGGGTTACTGATGACCTGAATAGGAATATTTTATATAAAGCGAATGGCGAGGAACGTTATCCTGATTTTAAACTTTATAAGATGATTGCTCGAAATGTTCATAATCATACACCTCAAGCACAACTATCAAAAAAGATTTTCGCGGATTACGAGTTTCCTAAGAAAAAAGTTAAAACAAATCATAGGATAATAAATATTGATAAAATGCCTTGCTATATGGAATAGACATTTTACAAATACGCATATAAGTAATTGTAATATTTACTATTACTTATATAAATAATGCTGCATTTAAAATCCTGGTGCGCCTGTAAATACATCTGGTTTACTTCCTAAAACAACAGGAGA